CCTTTGAAAAGGTCAAGGTATGTATAAATACCTGCGCCAAGTGTCGAAATGTGTGCCATTTGTTATTCTCCGTATTTCTTAAATGGTATAGTGTATCTTGCGCTATAAAGCGATTGATTAGATGGGTCAAGCCCTTCCATTGTAACAAAGGAAGTCCCAAGCTGTGTTTTATTAGTTAAAGTTTTGTTTTGAAGAACAGAATCAAGTTCATCCGCAATTTTCATAATGCGTTTTTGACCTTCACCTGCTTTAACGAAAATCTTAATAAACATTACACCGCTAACAACTTTCCTACCTTCATAGGCATAGTTGTTGCTATCTGCGGGTATAATGTTCATACGCAAATATTCGTCAGGATTTACAATAGTACCTTGATAGTTATCAGGGTATATTGCAATCTGCTTTGAAGTCCAATCCGCAGAGGCAAAAACAGACTGAATGTCTGTGAGAATAGTCTCAAACATTTTACCTCTCCTTAACAATAATTACTGTAATAGTAAAGCCATTATCATCATAGTCTACAATGTTATGGCGTTTACCATCAATAATAATAGAGTCGTAAACGCTAAGATCTAGACCTGACTTCATAAGCGCGGTTTTAGTAAAACCTTCGCCAGACGGTTTTTCAGTTGATTGAATGATTACATCAACTGTAACTTTCTGGGTTACGCTTTTAGTTTCACCTGTTTGAAAGTCAAAACTAGAAACTGCTTTTGATTGTAATTCTGCACTTTTAACAAGATCACCTGCTGCAATAAAAGCTTTATTTACAGCATTAGCTACTCGCGCAGAAATTGACATTAGTTAGCCCTCCACCATGTTAGGCTAGTACCACTGCTACGAAGCAAAGGCTTAATAGTCGAAACTACTAGCTTTGCTTTCATAGGAGTTTTAGTGGTATCTGAGTTTTTATCTTCAATAGCAATTGAGCCAATTTTGATACTTTCAAAAGTTTGAGTAGTACCAGAAAGAAGATCCTCATTATCAATCAAATGCAGTGCTTGTTCATAAACAGCAACTTTAACCTGTTGTGGAATCTCGTTTTCAGCAACAGATACAGTAAGGCCCAAACGAGGGTCATTGTAGATTGCATTCTTACGAGGCCACGCAAGAGCTTGGGAAGGACTAATAGCCGAGCCAATCCAAGCATGATTGTCTACAATCTGTGTTGCAGTAACCAATGCCTGTTCTTTAATCTCATCTTCAGAGTTAAACCAGTTAGCACTGTCGATGCGAGTTTCAAAGTATAGTTCAGCCTCATCTAAAGTCACATAGCTGTTAGTATTTAGAACTAGTGCCATTAGTCCCTCCTAAATTATTAGGCGTGGAAGATAGGCAGGATACCCAAGTTCAGTGCGTCCATTTTACGGTTCCACGAAGCAGCAGTACCCAGACCAGCGTTCGAAACGAAAGCAGTAGTTGAGCCAGCCCAATCGTAACCCATTGGATGCATTACGAAGCCATAACGGTACCAAACGTTAGTCGAACCACCACCGTTGTAAGAAGCAGCAACGCGATCGACTTCAACAGGAGTCGGAACGCCAACAGCAGCAGCAGCTACCGAGCCAGGCTTCACAACGAAAGTGCATTTTGCGGACTGAGTGTTCAGATCGCCAGCAGCTTCACCAGCAATACGCTGTTGAGCGCGAGTCATCACCAGACGGAATTTGCCGCCGAAGATTGTCGAGAACTCAAGGTTGCCATCTGTGACCATAGTTTGGTCAACAAGGTTAGCAGCACGCATTTCTGCCATAACTTCAGGAGAAGTTACCAGATACATGTAATCGGGTTCGTAGTCTTTGAAAGCCATACCAATAGCTTTGAACAGACGCTCACCACGAGCAGCACCAATAGCAGACGAGTCGAACAGACGACGAGCGTCTACAGAACCAGTTGCAGCAGCACCGAATTCACCTTCAGCGTTGATGTCAACGAACATACCAGTTGCAGCAGCGTCAGCGTCAGTATCGAAGCTAACCAGACCGCCGTTACCTGCACCACCTGCATCGCCACGAGCGACTTCAGCAGAAGCAACACCCTTCAGAACCGACAAAAGAGCGTTATGCTCGTCTTGTGCGCGAACTTCAGCAAAGTCACGACCAATTTTGGCCAGACCGTTTTGCTTCGAGATAACTTCTTGCATGTTGACTTGCTCTGCACCGAAGGTACGAACTGTCTTCACGAAGTTAGCAACGTCAGTTGCGATATCGGTGTAAGTACCGTTAGCAGCTGTGTTCAACGAAGCGATGTTGATGTTTGCGTTCAGCGGTTTGTACCAACGGAACTGACCAATGAACGATTCACCCGAAGCGTCAATGCGCTGATCAGCAGCAACGATACCAGTCGAGTTCAGTTTCTTTTCAGTTGTGTAGGCTTCGTCAGAGTAAGCCGAAATTGCCAGAGCAATGTTTTGAAAATCTGTATTTGTAATAGCCATGATTTTATTCCTTATTTATAACTATTAGATATTAAAGTTACCTAGCTGGCCTTTAGCCGCCAAATTAAGCACTTCCTGAGTAGACAGTTCTGCAAGAGATTTCTTTTGATTCATTGCAGGAGCGCCGTTAGGAGCACCATTTCCTGCACCCGTATTTGATTTAGCACGGAACAGGAAAGAGTTGTCTTCATTCTTAGAGTAAGAAATGATGAAATCTTGAATAGTAGTACCTGATTGATGAACCCAAGCACCATTTTCGTTTTGAACAAGTTGCTCAACGATATCACGGCGAGCCATATCTCGACTGCGATCGTTACGGAATTCCAACCCTGCAAGAGCGGAATTTACAACGTTGTCACGAGTAAGTTTGGTATTAGCTTCTTCGAATACACGAAGTTTTGCTTGTGCTTCTGCCAATTTCATTTCAAGGGCTTCTTGCATTTTACCTTCTTCCTCAAGACGTTTAATCTGCTCTTCTTTACGGGCTTGTTCAATTTCAGCCTTAAGTTTTAGAGCTTCATCACGTTCTTTTGCCATACGATCCATATTAGCTTTCATTTTAGCTAGTCGTTCTTGTACGGCCTGTTCAATCGGATCAAGTTCTTGTTCTTGTTCTTTGGTTTCCTCTTGAACATTTTCTTGTTCATTAGCTTCATTGAGCTCATTTTCTACTTCTTCATTGATTTGATTATCTTCACTCATGTTTTTTCCTTTCAAGCACAGCTTGAGTTATAATGTTAATTTGTATTGACTCACAGAGTCGTTAAAAGTTGTTTATAGCTTGTAAGCTATTTTTCTGTTTTATAGTTCATAGGCTATTACAAATAACTATGGACCAATACCGTACCAGTCAAACCCATCAGCGATAGGAGCTAGAATGTCACGGCGTGTAATTTTATTTGGAGGGTCAATTAAGCCTCTCCTCTTAGCTTCATCAAGAAGCTTTAAGTAAGTATTATAAGACATGCCTTGCTTGCGCATTTCTTGCAAGGTGCGTCTTATAGTATCGCCCCCAAGAGCATCTGCATAGATGGTTCTAAGAGCGTCCTTTGCCTTCATAGCATCTCCAATATTAGTGAAGAATGCGTCATGAATTGTTGCAGTACCAATACCGTTTTTACGTCCCCACAAGTGGAATCGTCTAACAATAACAGCATCGTTACTATGGTTTCCATTAACACCTAGGCCAATACGAGCGTCATTCAAAGAAGACTTCCCAAGAAGTTTTCCGTCTTCAGCTTTTGCCTCATAGATGTTAGATACTTTACGACCCGTAACAGGGTCAGTAAACTCAATACGTTCTTGCAAACGGGGTCTATACCGTTGCATCATAACTTTACCGTCGAATGTAACCCACGGAATATCAACCTTTTGTGTTTCTGTTACATAAGCCTTAGCCACATCTTTCCAGAAGTTAATAAACTGATCTGTAACAGGCGCACGAGCAGCAAGGTTCTTAGACATAATCCGAGATACTTCTGCAAACTCTTTAGGGCCAATAATGCCCTTTCGAGAGTTCATAAGCTTTTCAACAAAAGCAGCAGTATCAGGATGAACTTCAATAGCTTGTTTCATAAGCGTACTACCAGCAGGTTCATTGTTATTGATAAGATCAACAAGTTCTGCTCTGAAAGACTGAAGCTCTTTTACAGAAGTTTCTGCATCAAGCTTTTGAGCAATTTTAATCTTACCATCAATAATTCTAAGCTGTTCACTTAAATTAGCTTTAGTAACGGTTACATAACCTTTACCTTCAAGAACTTTAGACAGCTTACCTGCTACGTTGGCGGTTTTAGTTGCATCGCCAGCACCGTAGAAGCTTACCATGTTTTGCGCCTTAGCACCTTTAGCAAGATCTTCCCAAGTTAGGTTAGCATCTCTAAGGGCAGGTATTTTCAAAAATTCTGGATCGTTAACAGTATCCATAGCAACAAGGTCATACAAACGGTTCTTCTGAGTAGTTGCAAGAACATTAGAAGCTTCCGAAATAGCCCTATCGCCCGTAGACAATCCAATAATTTGAGCACCTGATGACGACGCATCGTTCTCAATCATAAGCTGAGTTTTGTATGTGTTAAGCTTTTTAAGGTTATTAAAATCACCATCTACATGCTTATGAATACGAGCGTACTCAAGTGCCATACGAGCCATCTTTGGTACTTCTGGACCTTCTAAGCCTCTAATAAGGGGGTGTTCAAGAAACTCACGAAGTCTACGATCTCTTTGAGTTGTTTGCATCATCAGATTACCTAAATCAAGAATCTTCTCTCTATTACGACCAAAGATTGCTTGACGTCCAGCTTGAGTAAGTGCCTCTGTACCTGGACCTATTAAAGCACCAATTTGAGTACGAAGTTCATACACAGCAGCCGCATCGATATTAACAGCTTTACCTGAGTTTAGGAAAGGACGGACTAGCTCACCACCTGTCGGTGTCAGATATCCACGATGATAAACACGACCACGAGAATCGATAAAGGCATATGTCTTAAAATTCTTGCCACGAATAGCATGATATTTAGCTGTAGCCATAAGACCATAACCTGCTTCACCACGGTTAAGAATTTCATGCCGCAGCTCATTGATACTGTCGTAGTATTTAGAGTTACCACGAGGGTCTCTAAACCTAACAATGTCATCCATAAAACCAAAGAACTCTTTGTCTACGCTGTATTCGACATTCATCACATGATTCATCATATTAGCCATTTCAGAGTCAATCTGTTTAGGATCATAATCAGGAAATTTATCACGAGACACAATAGGAACACCCGTGTCTTTACCTCTAGCATCAAAGTAAGTTTTCTTACCTGCCTTAACATAAAGACGATCACGATCTGAAACGTTTCCTAAACGACGAGCAATAGTCATACGGCGACTTGCCTCTTGAAGCTTAAGCATATCTTTATTGATAACTGTAACTTCTCGGCTAATAGTATCACCCCATGCACCTCCTGCACGACCTGTTTCTACATCAATAACACCTCTTCGAGTTTTACCTCGAAATTGAATACGAATAAGACCTTGATCTTTCATAAAGTCAAGGAATTTAGATCCCTCTTTGTGATAAGATTTTAAGTCATTCTTCATAAATGGAATTAAGTCTTCAAACTCCTTACTAAGCATCTTTCCGATGTTAATAGCAAGTGTGTCATAGTCAGTAGCGTCTCCTGATGCAACAAGTTTAGCTGCGCTAGTTAATGCTTTAGTTCCTTTGTCATTCATAACAATAGTAGTAGGTTTCTTCCGAAGGTTCAAGAACTCTAAATCCAAAATACTACGAATAGTTTCCCGACCTCTTGCAGTGTTACGAATCCACCAGTCATCAGTTGGTTCTTTGTCTTTAAACAAGCTTTTAAATTGTTTATAACGCTTGTAAAGCAAGGTATCTCTTAATAACAAACGATCGATGTAAGTCTTACGATCAGGTAGCTGATCAAGAATTGGCCTAAAATAGTTAATAATAGGCGCACGGCCTTTAAAGAAAGCTTTCCTAGCAAGATTAACACCTGCAGTACTTTCCCAAGCGTCTACAAAACGAGTGTCTTTTAGATACATTTCGTTTAGCTGATCAAGATCATAGTATTTACCCATAATCTGAATTTTAGGCATATCTGTTTTAGAGTCTGTTAGATACTTAGAGAAGGTATCCACACGTTGCCGAGAACGTGTATCTAGAAGTCGTGAAACGTTCTGTACAGCAAACCTATTCTCAGCACGAATAACAGAAGTAAGATCGCCCCACTTCATTTTATCTTTAGCATAACGTTCGAAAACAACACGAAGGTTTTCAATCATAACTGTTTGTTGATTTACTGAAATCTTATCATCTAGACCTGCTACTGCATTTTCAATAAAGCTCTTTTGCTCTGAAGAAAGCAGTTTAGAATTACGCATAAAATCAAGACGTTCTTGATACAGATTAAAATCAGGATCATAAATATTAGTGTTACGCACTTCACCTGTAATAGGATCTGCGCTAAAGTTTCGTTCATCAAACTGATTACCAACCCTTCGTCTAGACTCTTGTTTACCAACAAGGGACGTACCTTTATAATCGGTTAAAGACAAAGATTGATTATAGTCACTCGCATCAAGCAAGAAAAGCTGACGCAAGTCTTCTTTGTGTTTAGGATTATTAAGTAGTTGATTAGGTGTCGTTGCTTGAACTCTAATACCTTCACTGCGAACCTGTTGTTTAGGTTTAAATACAGTAGTAGCATTAGCTGCTCTATTCCGCAAGGCTTGAATTGTAAGCGCCTTACCTTTGGGAGTAATGAATTCACTAGCTTTTAGTTTACCTTGCCTGAACATGTTTGCAGCATCTTCAGAGCCAAGCATCTTAGCTTGAATTTCCATAGTTTGTCTTTTTAGCCATTCACCAAAACTAAGAGTTACAGGTGGAAGGCCGTTAAGCTGTTGAGGATCCATATTGGATACTATACGCTTTTTAAGTCTTGCATCATCAGTCTCAAGAAGTTGATCTTTAGACTTGATAACTGGTACCATAGAAGAACGGCAGTTCCAGTGCAATGGGGGAACAAAACGCTGGTCATCAACCTCATAAATCTTACCATTATGATAAGAACATATAGGGCTTGTACGAGCGTCTAGAATAGCTGTAAACATAAAACCAGAAACAATTCCTTTGTTACGTGCAGCAACATTCCTTAAAGCAGCAGACTGCGTACTAGTAATAGCAGTACGAGTTAATGTTTTAACTTGATTTTCAGTTAGATTAGTAGTTTTCATAACTGAAGCAATAATATCTTTTTGTGACATTCCACGCGCAAGACCATACTTTACCTTTGATTGAATACGAGTAAGTTCTCCTGAAGAGATGTTCCGTATATTAGTAGATATGTCTTTTGCACCCTTAATATTGGGTCCAGTAATCTCTGCCAGAAGTTCTTTAGTACTAGGTCTTTGAACCTTATAAAAAGAACGTACTTCTTTGTAGAGACTGTCTGAATGAAAGTCAAGCTGTGCGGTGGAGAACTCTTTAAGGCTACTAACCCCGTGGGCTAGGAGTTCCTTCTCAAAACGCGCCATCTCCCGTTTAATGTCTGCTTTGATATCCTCCGACAGCAGATCCTTCAACTGCTTTCGATGCCGTTGAAGAATTCGCCGATTTTGAAGTTGAACACCTTCTTCATAAAGGCGAACATCTCCCATGTGATCAACAATTCGATCAAAAATTCTGTCATTAATAGTTGTCATCTAGTACTCCATTGAGTAGTTAGGTGTAAAATGGTGCTGGCTGAGAGACTCGAACTCCCGACCCACTGATTACAAATCAGTAGCTCTACCAACTGAGCTAAGCCAGCATAGGCAGTTTAAAGTCATGCCAAGGACACCATATCTACATTATTGTTCAATAATAATGTCGTTATCGTTTGTTTTGCGAGTAAGAGGATCCGTTTGAATCTCTTGCAATGCTTCTTCGTCATCATAATCTGCTGGCAAGAAGTCATTATACTTCGCAATAGAGATGAATGTCGAACGGCTAATAAGACCGCCTTCATACCATTCTGTAACAAGCCGCATAGCTGCGTCACCACCAACAACAGGCGAGAAGTCATTAGACATCTGGAATTCAATATCATTACCAGTATAGTCTGTGTTGTACTTCCAGTTAAGCATAAATGAAATAATTTCTCGCATAGTAGTCGAGACTTTTGCATTCAGCGTACCTAGTTGTGCTGTTTGAGCAGAGTTGCGAATTTCAAGAGCAACACCAGAAGCTGCGGCTTCGGGAGAAAGCATACGAATGCCCATTTTAGCCATTTCTTCAACAGTGGCTTTAATGGACTGCTCCATATCTTTCAGGGCAGCAGTAGGTGTTTCTAGAACCGAAATACTTTCATCTTTACGAACACGTAGCCAAGAACCTAAACCAGAAGAAACAATAGTATCGAACTCTTCATCTGTCATATCAGATTGTACAACAGGTGTATAGGTTGCAGCACCATAAAGCAAGTGGTTGCGGCGGGATACTTTGTTATACAAAGCAATCTCACGATCAACCAAGGGCATTAGAACTGGCTCGACAGGATCAAGTTGACCGTTTAAAGGCCAAGCTGGAATTCGGTTAATACGTTCACCAAACATAGTCGGAGTAATTGTATTTACAAGCTCGTATTTATCTTCTGAAATAAAGTTCTCGTAATCTTGACGAATTTCGCCATTCAAAACTTTAACTTCATTAGTAGCATTGTATTTTTCATACATGTCAATAGTCAAATAACCTTGTTCATCAAGATAATGATCTGCAACAGTATCAATATAAGTTGGATGCCAAGGGTTATCAGAAGTATAACGTTGAACAAGATAACGAGTAATAAACCGTGTAAGAGTTCTTTGACGTGTTACAGGGTGAGTATTAGTATGAATGTTGATAACATTCTCAGCGTTAATAATGATAGGATAAGGAGTAATCATTTGACGCTCTTCAGGATTCATCGAATTATACTCATCTTCAGTAACGTTAGGGTGGTCAACATATACCCAAGCACGAGACGTTTGAAGTTCTTCCCAAAGAGCATTGTCAAGGAAGTTAAACAAAGACATACCGTCTAGTGTAAAGTTAGTTTTAATCCACTCGTAAGCTTCGTCAGGCAGATCATCAGGTAGGTCAAGATGCGAGTCTTTACGAAGCAAAGCACTAATAAGTACTCGACAATACTGGGATGTCAAACCAGGAAGTTCAGCTTCAGCACGATAAAAATCGTACTGTTGTTGTGTCATTGTTGGAGAAAATGGAAGCAGAAGGTTTGTGTAATCGTATTGCAGGATTTCATCATGCGCTTTAACGTTAGCTTCACCTTGAATAACTGCTCTCGACTTTTTCCACAATGGCTTTAGGGAGTGATAGCTATCGCTGGGTTCGGCAACAGAGCGTTTAACAGCGGTAGCAGGAGTAGTGATAAGTGCCATCGTTTATTCCTTTACCATTTTACTTTATCAGCCCAATAAGCAGCGCTCATTTTGCCTTTTTTAATATTTTCAGCATGTCGTGCTTTCCACGCTTCGCGGCGGCTTCGATTAGCATCAGATTCGTTAGCTGTTTTAGGAGAGCCTTTTACGCCCTGCGCACCAAAACGAATAACTTTGACTTTATCGCCATCTTTAGCAACAACAACATGAGATTTAGTTGGATGATTAGGAGTACGTTTAGGCTGATTGTAGCCAGATACTCCAGCACGCTCTAGGCGTGGGTCTTTCTTTTGAGCCATAACATACTCCATTATTTTTATTATTTCAATAGAACAATAATATACTTAAAAATTCATTTAAAGATACTATAAGGGGTCTTTAAATATACTTTAAAGTATACTAAGGGGTTCCCCCTCCTTCTTAAAGGTCAGGTATTAAAGTGGGGTGTAGCGACCAGCGTAAAGCAAAGCCCCGTGTCAGTGACATAAACTACACCCCTGCAGAGACATTCAGACTTGAGAGTCTGTCTCATAGCATTGTATCTTAAAGGTCAGGTATTTATTTAGGATACTTGTTCCAAGAAAGTTGAAAGTGGGGACCATCGATAAATGGCTTGCGATTCTCTTTCTTTCGTTGATTAACGTAAGCTTTATAGGCTTCTTCTGCTGAATTGTAATAATTCAAAGAAAGTAGCCAAGCAGCACCCCAACCAACTTCTACATTTTTCTCGATAGCTGCTTTTCGAACAGCTTCCGCGATAACGATATACTTGTCAAAGTTCCAAGTGATATTTGCACCTTCATAAGCAGCAACATCAATCGCATGTCCAGTCAAGTGTCGAGACTTCATAGTTTGAGACTTTTTTGAAGCTAGTAAAGCTTTTTGTTCTGCCTCTGTCCGAAGACCTTGAGTGATACCAAAGTCTACAGAGCTGTAGCTTAGTGCAAGAGTAGCTACTTCAACAAGATCAGGGTGTACGCCTTCTAGTTTATTTTTAGAACGTGTACCAAATTTCCAATCATAAGTTTGCATAGGCTCTTCCTTTTTAAACATACTACTAAAGTTTAAACTAGAAAATTTCATTATTCTTTCCACTTATCAATCATCTTTTCCCCAGAGCGACCTACAATGTAGCCACCAACACCAATAGTGAGAAGATCCCAAAGTTCAACAGGAAGATCAATCATAAGTTCTACACCAAAGAAGATACCTGCTAGTGGAAAAAGAAGATAGTTCATTGCAATGATTGTTACAATAACCATCATAAGCAGTGGACGCCAAGTAGCAGTAAGCCAGCTTTCTGATTTAGCTTCAGCTAGAACTATTTGACCGCGAATAGCTTCGATACTGTCAGAATGTTCGAGTAAGGCAAGTTTAACTTCTTTTTCAATATCACTTTTCTTATCCGCATCGGGAATAAGTTTGTTAAGAAGATCGCCGATAATAGGCGCAAGAAGCGTAATTATAGGTGTCATTCGGGAAGCCCCGCTAGTATCTCGCCAATATCTGCAAGTAGCTCAGTGTCACCAGAATTTTGATAAACACGATCAAATGTCAGTGTGTAAGTTCCTGCTGATTTAAAAATATTTTCTGCGATTTCATCCTGAATAGTTACAGTAGCAACTGTCTTAGGAGGAAATGAAGTAATACTGATACTGTCAACAGTAATTTGTTTGTTTGTAATATTCATAAAACTTTTCCTTTAAATGTCTTGATGTTTGTAAGCAAATACTTCGTAGTTAAAAGATACTGCCTTCGAGCCAGGTCCGCAAATGTTATCAAAAGTTCTTGGATCGTAGCGGTTTATTCTTGCTTTGATATAATCACCATCAGCCACTAATTCTAGATTTTCTTGTAGAGAAATAGCAGAAGAATTTTCAACAAAACCCTCCCAATGGCTGGGAAATGCTCCCGATAACGGCAGTCTAATATTAATCATCGTGCTTAAGATAGATCCTGCTGCGTAAGTTACTGTAATGTAAATTACTGGAATAGCTTTTTCATTAATTGTAAAACCTAGAGATTGAGTTTGATAATTACTAGATCCTGTTAAATCAAATGAACCCGATTTGTAACCATACCTATATAGTAAATGATTATTACTGTCGAATTTAGTTAAGCCAGAAGTATTTTGGATATAGATCTTATTACTTGTAATTTTTAATGTCATGGGGTCACCGTTAAGTCAACATTTGTTTGGTTACCTATTGCACAAAGGGGGTCATACCGAATAGTAAGCGGTTGGCTTGTGAATTGAGAAAGCGGCGAACTAAATGTAACTCCATCGGTAGTTTGAGATATTTCATTGTAGCTTGAATGAGAAGGAGTTGCTGTAAGTGTCCCGCCTTTTCTCAATTGATTAATATTGTTTAATACAGCAAAATTATTGGCGCACCATCCTAGCGAGCCTACAGGCTGATATGGACCCACTTCTTGCATATCAAAAACCAAAATTACCACGAGCAACAATGGATCCGAAAAAATAAAAGTACCATCAAGACTATAATTCAAAGTAACTCTTTGTCTGTTATTATAAATATAATAACTACCATTATCCGCAGGTCTAAACATATATCGAGATTGAGTAGTTTGAAAACCTAAAGCCTTACCTGCTACTGATGTAGTGTTTACAGGTATATTGAAATTAAATCCAGAAACGTTTAATCCATTGACGACTGTTCTACTAAAGCTATGATCAATAACAAAACCTGCTATATTTGTATAAGGAGATGGCGTACCTTCTCCACTAGTTCTGCCAACTAGAACGGGAGTTGTTGTAACACCTCCTAGAAAGAAACTTCCGTTAGGATCATTTTTTACGTAATACCTATCTGCTGAAAATGTGATATTATTATTAGCATTGCGCGTAATAAATGTATTATCACTAATAAAAACTCGATCAACCAAGTGTAATTACCTCGATGTTATTAAAAGTTTCTGCAGGAGCGTCTCCATTGTAAGTAACGGTTAAGCAAGCAACTTGTAGGTAATCGGTAGCAGAGTTATAAACTGGAAATAAAAATCTTTGATAGCTGCCTGTATCTTTTGCAAAAAAGTTAGAGTAACTAACACCGTCAATTTTAAGAAGCATAGCTTCGGGTTCACCGACAGGAGACTTGCCTACGTTTGCATAATGAATATCCATTTTTGGAATTGTAACTGATGGCATGGGTATCTCCTAACATAGTCCAAAGCAACTGCTGCTAGTAGACCAAGACACTACTGTACGAGTAACAGCGGGAAATGTAACAGACCCGACAGCAGCTTTACCTGTTCCTTGAACATAGTCCAAACTACTATGAAAGTAAATATCATCTAAATAGCTATAGGGATTCTTTTCAATAGCATCTAGTTGAGCCTCTGTTTTTCCTGACTTAGTAATCATTACAACACCGTTACTAGATGATGCTCTGAATGTTCTAGTTGCCATATCTGTAAACTCCTAAAATTTTTGTTCTGTCAAGGTTGTCATAACAAGAAAGACTTTGCGGTAAGTGATGCAATATCTTATCATTACCTAAGTAAATTGCAATATGAGAGTAAGCTCTATCATTATAGCTATAAACTATAAAATCATAATCTTTTAAATTTTCTTTAGGGACTTCGATAAAATTATGATCAGTAAACCATTTAGACATACCAATTTTATAATATTCAAACCACTTTTCATGAGAAAAGTTTTTGTACCACCTTGAGAGATCTGTATTATGAATACTATCATAGTAATCTGCTGCAAGAGTTACACAGTCACTTTTTCTAAATTTGTAAGTTCTACCAATCCAAGAATTTGGGTGAGTAACTAATTCTGCTGTTTTATTAAACTTATTTAAGTAAATCGTATTGTATGCTAAAGTAGTGGAAACGGTGAAGACCCCGTTATCAGGGTCTTCTACCAATTTTCCTTCTACGATGTTATACTTAAGACCAATCTTATTAATATAATCTTCGTACTTCATCTTTTTCCTCATTATACTGAGATTGTGATTGTACCATTTGCCAAATCAATAACAAAGGTACCATTAGGGTTTTGCAACTTACCTGCTTGAATTGTACCAAGGTCCGCCTTGATTGCCGACAGCGTTGTAGCTTTTAATGCAGTACCCTCAATAGTACCTGCGACTAACAAATTACCATCAATAAACTTCGCTTGTTCAATCCATGCAGTATTGGTTTCGTTTCTAACGTAGCCTGTAGCACCACCTACAGTATTGGATACAATCAAACGGTCACCTGCCACAATAGTCAAGTTATTTGTTGCAGTGCTAAAATAAGAACTAATAGTAGATTCAGATAAGCCCGTTACACCACTACTAGTGCCTGTTGCATAACGCCACCAACCTGCACCGCGAGGTCCAGTAGCCCCGTTAGTACCGTTAATACCGTTAGTACCGTTAATGCCATTAGTACCATTAATACCATTGCTAACAAAGAGAGTAGGTGCTCTCCAAGTTAAACTACTATCAATAGCGGTGGGTCCAGAACCAGTTGCCAACGCAGTAGTAATATACAAAGGATCACTACCTGAAGGTGGATAAGCAAACCAGTTTGTAGGAGTAGTTAAAGTGTTAGTTCCAAAGTTATAAGAGCCACCTGTAGGTGCAGTTGTTAGTGCAGTAGCAGACCGTCTAAAGATTTGAGCCAAGTAAGTAGATTTACCATCGTCTCCATCAAAGTAGTCCGTACCTTTTACAGGTGTGTAGCCATTATCACCATTACGCATAATCTCTACAGGGGTAGACCAAACTTCTGGTGAAGTTACAGAATCAGTTCCCTGATCACCTGTCACACTGAACAAATATTGCATAGCATACAAGGGATCAGTGCCGCTAGGGACAGTAATCGACCAACCATTTGGGGGTGTAAGCAAGTTAGCACCAAATTCAAAGCTACCTCCACTAATACCACCTGTTAAAGCAGTTGAAGAACGCTTATAGACTGTAGCAAGGAAAGTAGATTTACCTTGAATACCATCATCACCAATTCGGAAAGCTTGTTGAGGAGTAGACCAAGTTATACTAAGATCTTCACCTGTAGTACCAACAATAGATGCAACACCAACTGATACATAAACTGGGTCTGTCCCTGTAGGAATACTTGCAGACCAACCTGTTGGAGGTGTAGTAGTAGTTGTAGTAAAACTAAATTTACCGCCAGTCGGTGCTGTAGTTAGCGCAGTTGCAGAACGTTTATAAATCTGAAGTTGAGCAACACTTGTTGCTGCCGCTCCATTTAAACCGTCATTATAATCAACACCTTTAACTGGAGTATACCCATTACTTCCTACAAATTTCACCCAAGTCTGACCACTTACAGGTAGACTAGGTTGAGTTTCAGATTCGTAGAAAGTTACATAGGCTTGTCCATTATAAGTAAAGCTTTGGTTAGTACCTGTAGCATCAGGCGAGTAAATTGTCCAAACAGATTGACCATTATTACCGTCTTTACCGTTTTTGCCTACAAATTTAACCCAAGTACCCGATACATCTTGAACAGCAGGCGGGGAGTTTTCCCATTCATAATACAAAACATATTCTTGATTATTATACGTAAGGGTTTTATTTGTTCCAATAGCATCATCTGCATAAACAACAAGAACACCTGCTGAAACGCCATCTTTTCCAGGATTACCGTCTACACCGTTAGTTCCAGGCTGACCTGGCGCACCATCATCTCCAACAAATTGCTTGAACTCAATCAAAGTTCTAATAGGCAATGTCGGCAAATTACCACCAGAATAAGTATAATATGCTACAAACTTATTTGTTCCAACTTCATAAGATTGTGTATTTGTAGTAGAGTCTGAACTATCCGCATAAATAACAGCAACCTTATCTACTGTGATACGCTGAAGTGTAATACCTGTTGCAACAGTCCTGTTTGAAAGTGTTCCTGCAGGTGTCCTTGATCGAACAGAGAAATCATATACACCTGTATTTAGTCCAAAGACATCAAAGGTTGTGTTTCGAGTAATCCCTAGAGTATGCCAAGTATTACCCTGATCAGGAGAGGCTTCAATCAAGTATTCTTTAACAGAGGAGTCGTCAGCAGAATTCCAAGTAAGCTGTCCTGACCTAGTTCCAAGTAAGCTACCCCCATCTATTTCAAAAACAACATTAGTTGGAGGGTTAATTGAGAAATCAAAAGTAGGTTTAGTTGCATAAGGAATATTATAACCAACACTCCAAGCTAGCATACGATAATCAAAAGAGTAACATTCAAGTTTAACCGTAAAGTCAGAATTAACTTGAACAGAAGAAACTCTAAACAACTCGTTGTTAATAGCCATCTGAGGCAGATTTACTTTAATAAAATCTCCTGGTTCTACTTTTAAAGCTTTTGTAGTAGCTGTAAAACTTAAAGTAAAACGAGTACGAGATTGACGAACAATTTGTTCTGCCTTTGCAAGAGCATGATAAGGGTCAGTAACTCCATCTAAAGACATATCAGTGTTATAAGGTTGTTGGTTATCTTCTTCTAGATACAAATTATGAGTTGCAGAGAATTTAGTAGGCCAGCTTACAGAGTCCTCTTTAAAATCTTCGTGTTCATTAGAGAACCGAACTGTCGCTTGATTGTAGCGATCTGCTGCAGAAGGCCAAGCAAGCCCTACATCATCGCGAACAATATCGTCTTCAGTAAAGTACATTGATACAGGAACCAAGGCGTCTTGTTCAGTTGAATTTTGTGGGTATTCAAGCATAAGCTTGTATTTACCACTAGAAGACCAAACAAGTTCGGCCAGACCCATTGTGTTTAGAATACGTTCTACGTTATCTCTAATTTTATCTTCGGTATCAAGGGTAATATTGCACTCATAAAGGGGAATATCTCTGGAGGTAGCTGTGCCGTTAACCTTACCGCCAATAGCCTTGTCATTTGCAACGGTGGTATCACATACTTGAGCCGCATGATAAAATGATTCTAAATCAACTTCATTAACACTTAAACCACGACCAAAATCTTTATTCATAAGGTAATCAAGCAAACAGTATGCAGGGTTATTTGAATAAACGTAGTTAGTGTCAAGAGTATAGGTTGATCCTGATTTCGTAATTTTTCTAACTTTACGACCTTTTACAAGGAATTTAAGGTAAGGAATTCCATTGTAGTTGTAGTCGTCTCTATTTAGTTGAAAAATAGCAGTTACGTTTGCAGTTCCGCTAAAAAGATTTGAATCAGGAATACCAGATGTAGGATCTGCAACACCACCATTATTATAAATGTTAAACCTATGACTAAATTTAGCTTCACTGTCATTATAGCTAGTATCATTAACAACAATATGCTGAACACCCTCGATACCATCATGGCAAAGGGCATACTGCATGACTAGAATTTCGTTCTTAGAGCCATTATAAGAAGTACCTAAACCACTGCTTAAGCTTACGCTTGCTAAAGAAGTATTTGTGCTAAAACCATCTCTTACAAGATGTTTAGTTTCAATACCACCTATTGCTTGTTTACCATAAACCACAGGAACATGCGCAGCTTCACCGCGCACAGTAATTTCAAAGCCTTTGCGTTTATCCGCTTCGGCCTTCATCTTCGCTTCTTGTTTCTTCTGTTGACTGTACTGATAAGCAGTCGAGAAGATAAACATTGCAATTTGAAGTTCAATACCCATTAGATTTTACCCCACTTAAGGCTGACTTCGTTATCCGTATAAATCTCGTCAAAGGAAGTATCGTTAATGTTTCTTTGGTCCATACCGTCTTTAGATGTAATAAATGTGTTCACCATATCTAGATCAGACATTGGTGAAGTACCTTCGATAACAGCTAGCTTGGTTTCCCAGTCATTATTAATTGCAGGGCTGTCCACATAGCCTTTATACACATCGAGTATATGACTGTTTACAAGAGGGTTATCATTTGCATCTAAAAGGCCAACCATAACTTTGATATCTTTTCCTGTCACATTGTAACGGAATTCAGCTGCCATTTGATCAATTAAGTCAGCAATAACAATTCGATAAGCTTCCCTATCAACAACTGTTGAGAACTTTGGGGAATCAAATTCAAATAGGCCACCCCCTGCAGTATACACTTTATTATTGTGAGTAATGTCGTGCTTATAGCTAGTAAAGCGATAGGTTTGGCTAAAGTAAAGTTCAATCAGAAAGAAAAATCGAATGTCTCCACTGTCGATAACTGCTTGTACTTCGGGTGTAAATATTCTCATTACAGTGCCTCTACAAGATTAATAGTTCCAGCGTTAGACAAAACACCGTCTGTAAAAGTAATTCCCTGAGCGTTGTCAATGTCACGATAATAAGTAAGTACGCAGTTGTTTCCTGTCAGCAAAGATGTTGAAGTGTTAACATTCTTAGAGAGGGAAGGGTAAATGTGAATATACTTATCAGCAAGACCATCAAAGCTCACATCTTGACGGACAACATATATTTTGTCATGATTAGAAAATTTGATGAAAGCACCTTTAGGTAACAAACCATCTACGATCGCAGAATCAATATATACATATTCAGATCCCGCACCTGCGGCTGTAGCTACGAGAGGGCTTGTATTCATATTATGTCTTTTAGCAACAACAGGAAGTTGTGGCATAATCATAGTTTTAACATTGTCAAAGTCAACAACCGAAGCTACGAATAAATCATCAGCAGTGTCAAATTCGCCTTGAATGTTAAAAGAAAGTTCCCAACGTTGAACACCTTGTGAAGTACGCTGTTTACGAAGAGAAACAGTGTCTATATCAAACATAGGCTCATTGGAAGTAATTGTGAGTGGCGCTAAAATTTTAGCACCTTCATAGTAGTAAACCGCCATAATTAACTCCTTATCGGTCTAGCTAGGAGAATCAAACGCCTTTCTATAAAATTTATTTGACGTTTGTTGCTAACTCCTTCGTTGCACTCAGAGGTTGAGACCCACCAACCATCACTAGCTATCATAGCAGAGCCGTGTTCATATGCGATATCTCCAAACATGGGTCTTTTATTTGTGACAATTTCATAGCCACAATAGTTTGCAAATTCTTCAAGAGTATATCCTCTGCGCTTTAATTCTTTTAGAAATTCAACAGGAGAGTTATACTCTAGATCTTTTATATACTTGCACTTAGAGTTGCCTTTTCTTAAAAAAGCATCATAAGCTACTAGTAAAGCAAAACAGTCGTTATAACCACGGGTATAATTACTAGATTGTTTTGATCTCTTGTTTATTAATTGTGTAGCACTGTTAAGTGCTTTTTCAAGGATACCTCTGTTATACATGCCTGTCTCCTTCAGAGTGGCACAGAGAGCAGCAATTACGCTAGTTAATAGAGAACCCCTATGTAAAGCGTAATCACTGCTCCTGCCTATATTACACGTTCTCTCTGAGAAACATTTTAACCAAGTCGGCTACAATATCAGAACGTACAATATCATCTACTTCAAATTTAATTACAGGAAGATTAATTCCATTCTTATTTACCAGATAACAAAACTTAAGAAGATCCGCGCCATCTTTTACATCAGATTGTGCGGGATCCCCCATTAATACTAGTTTCGAATTCTCGCCAAGACGTGTGCTGATTGCTTTAAGTTCATCAAAATCAAGGTTTTGAGCCTCATCAACAAGAACTAAAGCATTTTTATAAGACCTACCGCGAATAGTTTCAATAGGTTGAATTTCAATTTCACCTTTAGCTAGCATATACTGAAACTTACCTTTTCCAAATGCTTGTTCCAAAACCTCCATCATCGGGAGTAGCCAAGGTGTCATCTTTTCTTGAATAGTTCCAGGAAAATGCCCAAGTGTTTTGCCTGTAGGAACATTGGCACGAGTAAGAACAATTTTACCGTAGCCGCCTTTTAGAAAAAGATGCGCTACTGTACCAGCACTGCAGTATGTTTTACCAGTACCAGCACAGCCAATAGTAACTGTAATCGGATTCATTTTGATAGCTTTAATCAAGTTATCCTGCTTAGTATTTTTAGGAATCACATGAAAAGCAACACGAGGAATATAAATGGATTCTTCGTTTTTAGTAGCGTAGCGAGATTTTCTTTTGGACATTCAGAGTTGTTCCTCTTAAATTTACCATTTACCTAGGGGGCAGGTAACAAATGGCATTTTTGTTTTAATTTTCATTAAACACCCGCATTGTTTGCAGGTTGGACCCATAGCAGCTTTTTTATCCAGCTCTGGGCATTCTTCACAAATTTTGTATTTATCTTTTGAGAATATAAACTTTTTCTTTTCAATCATATC